CACACACGTCTTTGTGACGTGTGTGGAGTGTTAGCCTTGAAGAGCAATTTGTAGTTGCTCATTTTAGTATTTGCATAGCTTTTCTTATTTAGAGAGTTATTGTAATGCTAGGTGAGTATACTATATTTGTATCTACAGAACTTTACTGCGGCGTCTCTGGCGAGACGCGCAAACCCCCTTTATATATTTTACATATTTCTTTGGAATGTGTATTTTATTTGTATTTATTCATATTTATATATTCTATATATTAGAAGTCTTTTGGCTTCTATTTTAGGTGTATTATTAGTTATTATATTTGATATTTGTAGTGCCCAGTTGGCACTTTAAAGATTGGATTAATTCCGCTGTGGTATAAAAATTATTTCATATTTATATATATTATTATGTGTTTCTAAAACACCACAGTGTATTTGGACCCTAAGTCTAAGCCAGTAGCACAATGATAACCGGAAACTTTGTTAACGTAGTGTCATTAGTGTGAGAGACGGGTGCTTGAATGACCCGGCCCTTGGAAGGGTTTTATTAGATTAGGAAGACATGGTCTCTTTGGAACCGGTAGGTCTGTTTTGCAGATGCTGCTAGGCCTTGTAAGAGAGTATGTGTGGTAATTTCTATGTAGCGACCGCATAGGAAACCTGTGAATCAGGTATTTAGGAAGGAGGGGCAGCTGACTCTGTCAGGCCGTAGAAGGAGTGGAATCGTAGAATAACCCAGCCAGACAAAGCTACATTTGTCATCGGAAGCCTTTATTTTCTTAACTGTTAGAATGTTACTTCAAATCTTCTAGTCTTTATATTCACTAGATTATCCAGTATACATTCCTTTCACCATGAAATCTGCTTACCAATTTTCGTCACAGAGGGATTCTTTCCAAGAATACCCTCTCTTGCATTCCATCCCTGAAGAGGATGAAGAATCTGATACTTTTGTCTCAGATTTATGCGAACAGTTTGAGCCAAAACGGGCTCGATCTACTTTGGAAACTACCGTTCAAGGAGCCTTTAGAAATTTTCTAGGCTTCCTGGATAATATAGTAAATCCAAAACTTTTTACGTCTTGTCATTTGACAGAGAGCACATCGCATCTGTTAGATGAATTTTTGCCAGTAACTGACGATGGTCTTTTGTGGACTTTTGTTGCTGATCAACTAATCTGTGATTATCAAGTTGGTCATGCGACAGCTTTCCGCAACGGTGTACCTGAAATCGTTACACAACATTTCCAAGCTAATCTTATTGAAGGAGATTATGTTTCTCATATGTTGTGGACGACTGAGGAGACTGGAGAAATTTTGAATGTTCAATCATTGAGCTCATATACTTGTGCTCCAATGAATGCCCAACATACTTTTTCTCCAGCATTGTCAGGATACTGGCGTCCTGTTCATTTTGGACCTGCCACATCTTCTTGGTTGGACTTTGTAATTCGCTCTATTGATGAGGGCGTTGATCTGCAAGGTCCTGCCATACCTAAAGTGATGCAACCTTTTGTCAATTCATTGATATCCATTTTTACTTTGGGTTTCTCGACTCAGGAAGTAGTCGAGGAGGACGTTAATGTGGCTGTAGAAGGTCTCAAGAAACAGGGTTATTCCCCTCTGGAAACTTTCCGCTATGCTGTAGCGCATTGGGAAAAATTTTTGGATTCCCCATTGGTGGTGCATTTTACCAATCTAATTGGTTGCGCTATCGTTGCCGGCTTTTTGCCCGTTGACTACGGAGAATTGCATATCAATGCTATCCGCGTCTATCAGGTGAGTAATCTGGCCCGGCTGCACAGTTTCGTTGATTTTACTCGTGCTTTGGTTGGTTCTCTCAACTACTTTGTTGAAGCTGTAGTTGCTTCATGGGAAGCAGGTTCCTTGGAACCCTTTCTCATGGAGAGAACTAATTCCAAAGTCCTCGATGAGGCCTATGAGGAAGTCAATGTGATTATGATCGGAATTCCTACAGGGGAGTATTACAAGGGAGGAGGAGATTGGAGCACTGCCATGCATAAAGTTGATAGAACTTTGGCTATGTATCAACAAGCCATTAAATCTGTCAGTGGTCAAACATGGTTGCGCAATATATTTTCCTCTCGCATTATCAATCTTCAGAGATGGCGTTTTGAACTTGGCATTTCTAAGAAAGGTGGATCTTTACGTTCTCAGCCTTTCTGTGCCATGTTTTATGGAGCCTCGCGTTGCGGTAAAAGCGCGATTTCCAGCATGACTATGAAGTATCATGCCGCCATCCAAAAGATTGTTTGGGATCCAAGTTTGGTCGCAAATATTACTGCAGATGAGAAACATCATAATTCCATTCACAATGGAACTAGATTTTTCTTCTACGATGATGTGTGTAATAGACCTTTGGCATATGATCCCTCATATGGTATTGCGAGTGTGCTCCAAGCTGTCAACAACGTTCAGTTCGTTGCAAATAAAGCCGAAATTGAGTTGAAGGGAATGGTCATGCCAGATCCCATCGGCGTGTATGGAACAACTAACGTTGGAGATTTCATGGCCACTAAAATATCTTTGGAGCCTGAGTCCATATACTTGCGTATAATTAGGGTTCACGTGGTAGTGAGACCGGAATATATTCAAGATGGAACTTCAGGCGCTTATGATCGCATGAAATTTGAAGCGGATCCTCGATATTGCTATTTTAAGAATAAGCGTTTTGATGATGCTCATTATATTGCGATCGAGCGATGGGATAGGAATAGTGGTTACAAACCGATCTTCTCCGAGGAGCATTGTATGGAGCTCTCTCACTTGAATGTAGCCGAATATTTGTTTCACATGGGAAAATTACTGAAGCAACACCACTCACGTCAGGAGGATTACCTTTCAAATCAGGAAGCAGTCACTTTTGATATTGAGGAGGAAGACTCTCATGAGGAGTTCCCACTCCCTACTAGTATTGTAGAACAAGTAGGGGATCGTGGCTTCACGCGTCAAGCTCCCATGTTCCCGCGCACCCAGAGAGCACTTGCCAACGGTTTTCGAGCTGCTATAATGATGAAGCTTGGTGATTTTCCGAGTATTCTTCGTTTTCTGACCTTCTTAACAGGATATGATTTTCTTGTTGCTCAGACAGTCTCGATATTGATTGATCATTTTTCGTCATGTGATGAGGCCCAGTGGTGGTTTTGGATCCCTGATAGTTGGTGGAGCGAGAAGCTTTTCAAGAGGCTTGCTCCAGTGTTACAGGACACCCAAATACGCAAAGAGCTCATCAAATTGATGAAATGGCGGTATCGCTGGATTGCTCTTATTTGTCTTTCCGTCTATTTTAGATGGTATAGGATCATGGGAGTTGCTAGTGCTTTCCTTGTTGCCAATCTTATGAGAGGTCAGGTTCTGCGTTTCTCGGCTTATCGTTTAATAGTCAATAAGAGAAAGGCAGTTCAGGAGGTCGCGCAGGCGTATCGCAAGAACATGTCACCGTATCTCAAGTGGATCCTGGAGTGGATTCCTTGGGTTGCGGCTGCTGGCGGAGCAATTGCCGGTTTACGTTGGCTCATGGGACCAGATAATACTTTCACATTTGGTTCCGAAATTGAGAAGCCTCGTGACTGGCATCCCTCTGATCAACAAGCTTTCATGGGAATGACTGAAGCTGATATGCGTGCTAAAGAGCAAGTGAGAAATCAATGGCAAGAGAAAGTAGTCACAGCAGTTTCGGGTTTTCGCAACCCGAATATGACTGGTGATCAACTCACACAGCTTGTTATTAAGAATACTTCTAGGTATAAGGTCTATCAGGAAGGCGAATGGAAGGAAATGTGCCACTTAACATGGCTTACCACTGACATTTGTGTTCTTCCGGCTCATGTAATACCGAAGAATTCGCAGAAATGGCGAATTTATGATTCTGATGACAAGTGTGCTCGCAAAGATGTTGTGGTCTCTCCGATGAGTTTTTACAAATCTTTGCGAGGCGATGTTGCTCTAGCTCATATAAAGTATCGGTCGAAGAAGTCCTTAATACAGTATTTGGATTATCTTCCTGCCGAGTTAATGGGCACCCGAATACGATTGGAGAAGGGCTCGTGTTCTCCCCACACTTTTGGTGTCCGCGGAGGGCGGGTTACCAACGCGGAAGGCTTTGAGGTAATAGAATGGATTAGCCCTCATCCTTCTGAAGAGGGAGATTGTGGGGCTGCTTATGTCCGTACAGGTCGAAATCCCTCTATCGTTGGTTTTCACTATGCTGCACGTAGTGATAATTATAATATCCAACGGAGTGCGATGTTTACCGAGATTGAACTCAAGACTTTTATCAAAAATGTTTTGGATAATGCCAGCACTTTGGTTTCAGCAAATGCCCCTGATCAATGGGGTTTTAAAGGACCAAATGGCTTTTCAGTTGAGGAAAAACCTATGCCAGCGAATGACATAGCTGCCCAGGTGGATTGGCTCATGGAAAATACAGAAGCCGGTCAAGAATTGGCAGAACGTAATGCCAGCTCTCCTGAGATCGTTGAAGTGGACAAGCCCGAATTTGAACCTCCGTGTATAGAAAAGAAGTTCGTTCGACAGGCTGTTCCAATTGGCACAGCAGGTCGATCTGCTTACTACAAATCACGGTGTGTTGATACTCTTATGGCAGAAGCTGTTCGGGAGCGCCTTGGTATTCACCATGGTAAGCCCAAGTTTGGACGATCTATGTATCCTAAGAGCGCGATGTATACCTTTAATGGGTCTTGCAATCTCCCACCCTCTATGCTAGAGTGGGCTGCGCAAGATTACCTTTCAATGTTCAAGTTGCTACCACGTTATCTATTGGAAGACTTGTGTCCATTGACTCGTGAGGAGATCTTGAATGGCAAGGATGGCGTGAGGTACATCGACGCGCTCAATTTTCTCACTTCAATGGGGGAGGGTTTCCCTGGAGGTAAGAAAGCTTGGGTAATAGAGTACTTGGATTCTTTATCCGGACACATACGCAAGGAATTCTTGCAGGAAGTGTGGGATGAGGTGGATAAGGCCCTGGCAGCTTTGGAGGCGGGGAAAAGAGTCCCTTTCATTTTCAGGGCCACTCCTAAAGATGAAGCGACCCCAATCACCAAAGACAAAGTGAGGATCTTTATGGTAGGACAAATTACGTGCATTCTTCTCGTCCGCAAGTACTTCACTCCCGTGTGTCGTCTTATTCAGATGACTACGGGAATTAGCGAGTGTGCCGTAGGAATTAATGCCACATCTGTTGATTGGGAGCATGTGCAGCAACATTTGGATCGTTTCAGTAATGTCTTTGATGGAGACCATTCTAAGTACGATCTTGTCAAGAATGCTGCTACTAGCGCTGCTTCTTATAAAATCATGATAGAGCTTGCCGCCATGGGTAACTATACCGCACAGGATTTGACCATTATGACTATGCTTGTCAATGACCTTGTATATCCATTGACTAGTTATGCTGGCCTGTTGTACCAACTTGATGGTTCTACTCCAAGTGGTATTCCAGTTACAGTTATTGTCAATGGTTTGGATAACTCTCTTATGAATAGATGTGCTTTCTTGTATGCTTATCCGCGATCGAAAGTGGGTGACTTTCGGAAGTACGTCTCCCACATCAATTATGGAGATGATTTCATAAATGCTGTCTCTTTTTGGAGAAGGCGTTTTAATTTTATCACCATGCGAGACTTTCTAGCGTCCTATGGGTTGAAAATTACCCCAGGAGTCAAGGATGCGGAAGGAAGGAAATTTGTGGATCGCAATAAGATAGTTTTCCTTAAACGACATAGCGTGAAGTTGCCGGAACTTGATTATAGAGTGGGTGCTTTGGAATATGCATCCATCTTCAAGTCATTGGAGACCGTCCTGTACAGCAAGAATTTGTCCTCCGAACAAGCTTTAGCAGTCAATATTGACGGCGCTCTTAGAGAGTTGGTCTACCATGGACAGGAGGCGTTCTATCAAGAGCAAAAATGGCTGCGTGACCAAGCAACGCAACATGGAATCGCACATCTGTGCGTCCACCTCAACACGAAATATGAGGACCTCCTACGATCACTGCAGAAATTGTGATCGTTCATCGCCTCGGGCAGGCATAAAATGCGTCCCTCTGTGCGTTGGGAATGTACAGGCGAGGAGCCAAACCAAAATCCCCTTCCCGATACAGGTTACCAAGATTTACTAGTACTGCTCTAGTTAGTCTTAGGCATGTCGGGTTTGCCCCATAGCAGGACCCACGCAGTATCTGATGGTGATATCTACTGCGTGCTAAATTCACCACAAATGAATCAAAAGATAATTTTAAAGCCCAGGAAGTTCCTGGCATGGAAAAGGTCGGAACTGTTGCGTTCGCTCATGCGGATAGGCCGATCACCCAAGATGGTATGTCGCCCTTCGAGTCGACTTTCCATAAGGGTGAAGCAGCAGATGTTCCTTTGGGAGATTTCCTTTCTCGACCAGTGCAGATCTTTGACACTGAGATTGGTGTTGGTAGTACGATCTTGTCCGAGTTTGATCCTTGGACTCTCTTCTTCACTAACTCGTTAGTCAAACGCCGTGTTGAAGGCTTTCGCCTAGCACGTGGCAATTTATGTCTGCGCTTTATGATTACAGGAAACCCCATGGCTTTCGGTCGCTTTATAGCGGCTTATAAGCCACTTGGTAGTTTCAATATTGCTCCCACTCCGCATGTATTCAATGAGTCGCTAGTTTGTTATTATACACAACATATGCATGTTTTTCTTGATCCGAGTACTGGAGAAGGAGGCGAGATGAAGCTACCTTTCTTTTGCATGGAAAATTGGCTCGACTTATCGTCGACAATATCCCTTGCTTCAATGGGCGATGTTGTTTTTGCTTCTGTCGTCCCATTGGATTCAGCCATTTCTGCCGCTCCAAGTTGTTCCGTTCGAGTTTTCGCATGGATGGAAAACGCCGAATTAGCGGCACCCACTGTTGGCGCTTATGACATTTGGACCCCTCAGGCCCCCATTACCGATGAGGCGACCACTACTGTCACAGTGGCTTCTATGGCTGTTTCCACACTATCTGTACTTATGGCTTTGATCACATTCTATATGAAAGAGTGGATGCCGATCAAACCAGCACTACGTACATTGTCTTCCCGAGCTTCTGATGAAACACTGCAAGCCTCTGAATTTTGGAAGACACCTCTCTCATCTACAGCTAGTGCTGTGGCTAAGGGAGCAGGGCTGCTTTCACGCATACCAGAGCTAGAACCATATGCTCTGGCTACGGAAACTGCAGCCGGTTTGGTGGCTAACGTAGCAGCAATCTTTGGGCTAAGTCGACCACAAATTCTCACGAATCTGATCAAACATCGTGAGTATAAAGTGGGAGAGTTGGCCACCACTAATACACATGAGGCTGTCGCTCGTCTTGCTATGGATGCCAAAGGTCAGCTGTCTATAGATCCAAGAACAGTTGGCCTCTCGGGTATGGACGAGATGTCATTCGCCTATCTCGTCTCTAAGGACACTGTCTTCTGGAAATTGGGGTGGAATCTCACGGATACAGCGGGAAGTAGTCTTGGAATGTTGTGTGTAACACCAGAGCAACATGTTCTTGACACCTCTACCGCTACAACCAATTCAATTATTACCCCACAGGCTCTAGTAGCGAATCAATTTAGATTTTGGCACGGCACAATTATCTACCGTTTCAGGATCGTCGCTTCCGCGTTCCACCGTGGGCGCATACGTATAGTGTATGATCCCTGTACTAGCGCCACCTCGGAGATGAATCAGGTATACTCGCGTATTGTTGACATCGAAGAGACCCGAGATTTCGAGATTCCTGTCAAGTGGCATGCTCCGACTACTTTCCTCAAGGTAAGAGGAATCACACCTGGTGTTGGTGGTTATTATGGAGCTTCCATTACCGAGTATCCAAATAATACGAACGGTATCCTTAGAATTGAGGTTCTCACACCATTGCAGAGTCCGGATCCTGCCATTGCCAATGAGATCAAGATCTTAGTATCTCACCGCATGACTGAGGACGCAGAATTTATGTGTCCTTATGACTGGGCCTTTGCTAACAATTGGGCTCTTACCAGCCCCACTGGAGAATCATTGCAAGCTCCTGAGCTCAGTGCCTCTGATTCCAAAGCTGATACGCCTGGTGAGGCGCAAACAGCGATGGATGAAGTTGGTACGACTCCGATTACTCCAGTTGACAAAACCGCCTTGGTTTTCGGTGGTGAGTCAATTAAAAGTGTGAGAACTTTGTTGAGACGATACACTTACCATTCCACTTACAATTCGGTCAGTTCTTTCCGTATACCGATAAAGAGACCTATGAAAACATCAAACTTGCGTGGTTTTCAGGTCTTGTGGTCTAGTTATGCCGGCTGGCGAGGGTCTATCCGCCAGAAAGTTGTTGCCAATAGTACAGGCGTGGCTATTACGGCTGCGCATGATCCCTTTGGGGATCCCGCGGGCACTCCTTTTGCTACTGGCTTCACAGGCCTTTTCTCCAACCAGGAAGCAGTGGAGATTGAGGCTCCATTCTATTCTCACAGACGTTTCGTACCTTGTCTCGGAGATGCCGTTTTGACAGCCTACAATTTTAAGAACTACGACAATCTTGATCCAAATATGTCGTATGTTCACTACGACGTTTCTCCCATAGCTACCCTTACTGGGTATATGGCGGTGGGAGAAGATTTCGCCTTGTTTTGGCATTTAGGGACACCACGTTTGTACCATAATCCCTAGCCTAGCATGGCACAATTCCCCTAGCACCGGGGGGCCGGACTTCGGTTCGGTTCCAAGGGCATCTTTGCACTCTTGATAGAGAGGTTTTATAAGCTGCCCTTGGGCAGTGGACTTTTGATCCTACTCTTGATATGGGTGCAAATTTAAGATGCACTTGGACAATACTCAGTACGTTTGGGTGTATGTGC